ATGCCCGCGATCCTTCTCGCCGGGCCGGCGGCCGAGCCGATCACGCTCGCCGAGGCCAAGACCTATCTGCGCGTCGACCACGACGCCGAGGATGCGCTGATCGCCTCGCTGATCACCGCCGCGCGGGCGACCGTGGAGGCGCTGACGCGGCGGGCGCTGATCGACCAGAACTGGCGGATCGTGCGTGACGCCTGGCCGGCGAGCGGGCTGATCCCCGTGCCGGTGAACCCGCTGCGGGAGATTCTCGCCGTCCATGTGGTGGATGCCGGCGGCGCCGAGGTGGCGGTGCCGGCCGACGCCTTCACCGCCGACACGGCGCGGCTGCCCGGGCTGATCCGGGTGGCGCGCGGCGGCGTGCCGGCGCCGGGGCGGGCGCTGGCGGGCATCGCCATCGACATCGTGGCCGGGCATGGCGCGAGCGCCGACCACGTGCCCTCGCCGCTGGTCGAGGCGGTGCGGGTGGTGCTGGCGCATTTCTACGAGCACCGCGACGTGCCGGGGCCGGGGGCGGCCTTTCCCGCCCGGCTCGACGCGCTGGTCGCGCCCTTCCGGGTGACGCGGCTATGAGCGCGCCTGGCGGGGGCATGGGCACGGGCACGGGGGCGCTGCGGCACCGGCTGGTGCACGAGACGCCGGTGGAGACGGCGGACGGCATGGGCGGGGTGACGCGCGCCTTCCTCGCCGTGGACGCGCTGTGGGGCGCGATCGAAACGGGCGCCGCTCCGGCGGAGATCGCCGACCGGCCCGGCGCGGTGCTGAGCCACCGGGTGAGCCTGCGGGCGCCGGCGACGGTGCAGCCGGGCGACCGGCTGCGGCTGGGGGCGCGGCGCTTCCTGGTGGAGGCGGTGAGCGATCCCGAGGGGCGGGGGCGGCGGCTCGTCTGCGACTGCCGGGAGGAGACGCCGTGAGGTTCGCGATCCGCCTGAGGGGACTGGAAGCGCTGCGCGACAGGCTGGCCGGTCTGGCGGCGCGGCGGGCCGCGCGGCCGAACGGGAGGGGGCGCCGATGAGCGGGGCAATGGCGGGCGCGGCGGTGGCGCTGCGCCGGGCGATCCATGCGGCGCTGGCGGGAGATGCGGCGCTGACCGCCGCGCTGGGCGGCGGGCGGGTGCATGACGTGCCGCCGGGCGCGCCGGACTTCCCCTATGTGACGCTCGGCGAGGCGCAGGTGACCGACTGGTCCACCGCCACCGAGAGCGGGGAGGAGCACCGGATGACGCTCGCCGTCTGGTCGCGCCAGGGCGGGCACGGGGAGGCGCACGCGCTCGCCCATCTGGTGCAGCAGGCGCTGCACGACGCGGCGCTCGAGCTGCCCGGCCACCGGCTGGTGAATCTGCGCTTTTCCAGCGCCGAGATCCGGCGCGAGCCGGGAGGACGCAGCTACCGCGCGCTGCTGCGGTTTCGCGCGGTGACAGAAACCGATTGAGGTTTTCCCGATGTGTGAGGAACTGGCCGCAAGCGACTCCGGGGACTCGGGAATCTGCGTGAATCTGAATCTGAAGATGAAGCGACTTGGCGGCGTTTGCTGAACCAGATCGTCAGCGTCCGCGCGGCGCATCCGGGCACCGCATGGGAGGCAATCTACCCCATCGCGGTTAACCGTCTCTGAATACCGACGGGCGCGAGCCCCTGCAAGGAAAGGATCGAGCCGATGGCGGCGCAGAAGGGCAAGGATCTCCTGCTGAAGATCCACGACGGAACGGCTTATGCGAGCGTGGCGGGGCTGCGCTCGCGGCAGATCGCCTTCAACACCGAGCCGGTCGACGTGACCCACGCCGAGAGCGCCGGGCGCTGGCGCGAGCTGCTCGCCGGGGCCGGGGTGAAGCGGGCGGCGGTGGCGGGCTCGGGGGTGTTCAAGGACGCCGCCTCGGACGCGCTGATCCGCCAGAGCTTCTTCGACGGGACGATCCGCCAGGCGCAGATCGTGGTGCCGGATTTCGGCGCCATCGAGGGGCCGTTCCAGATCACCGCGCTGGAGATCGCCGCCGAACACGACCGCGAGGTGACGTTCGACATCGCGCTGGAGAGCGCGGGCGAGATCACCTTCGCGGCGCTGTGAGGACGACGATGGCGAACCGGCATCGCGGCGAGATCGCCGCCGAGCTCGACGGGCGGACGTGCACCCTCGTGCTCACGCTCGGCGCGCTGGCCGAGCTGGAGGACGCCTTCGGGGCGCAGGACCTGGTGGCGCTGACCGAGCGCTTCGCCCGCGGGCGGCTCTCGGCGCGCGACGCCATCCGCATCGTGGCGGCCGGCCTGCGCGGGGCGGGCGAGAGCGTCACCGAGGACGAGGTGGCGCGCATGACCACGCCGGGCGGCGCGGCCGGCTTCGCGCGGATCGTCGGCGAGCTGATCGCCGCCACCTTCGGCGCGGCGGGGGAAGGGGCGGGGCGTGCCGTCTCCCCGCCGGGCGCGGCGGATGTCGCCGGCACCGATGTCGCCGGCGAGGGAGGGGCGGCGGAGGACGGCCGCCCTTTCGGGCCGGCGGGGCGTTGAACGGGACTTCGCGGGAGCGCGGATCGGATGCGGTCCGGGCGTTTCCGTGGGAGGCGGCGATGGCGTTCGGCTTCGGCCGCCTGCGGCTGTCCTCCGAGGCCTTCTGGCGGCTGACGCCGCGCGAGCTGGCGGCGGCCATCGGCCGGGAGACCGGCCCGGCCCACGCGCCGCTCGACCGCGCGGGCCTCGCTGCGCTGATGGCGCGGTTCCCCGATTGAGGGGAGCGAGCCCCGGCGGGCGGGACGCGTGGAGGTGGGGAGGTCTACGCATGCGGCGGGGAGACGGCTTCCGCAAACTGGCGCCTCACCTCCGAGACCGTGGGCATTCTGTATGCGTCGGGGGAGACGGCCGAAGAGTTTCTCCTGGGTCCCGGATCGGCACGGCGCGAAGCGCCGCTTGTCCGGGCGGCGTAGGCCGGGCAGATCGGGGAACGGATGGGTGCCCGCCGTGTGGTGGCGGTTGCTTCGACCTCTCCCATGGGAGAGGCGCGTCGCGCCACGCCGCATAGCGGCGGGTGAGGGGCGCGCGCTTGCGGCGCGTTGGAGATCCCTGCGGAGCGTCGAAGACCCCTCACCCCAACCCTCTTCCCGGCGGGGAGAGGGAGCGGACGCGGGGCGCGCGACGGCCCGGGAGGGCGGCGCTGGCGCTCGGGGCACCCGGTTCCGCGCCGGGACAGAACGGCGCCGGTCCGTCCTTAACGGGCGTTCCGGCGCGCGGCGATGGGCCGTTCCGCTCGCGCTAACGGTTGGCACCGGCCGCTCGCCGGTGACGCTTCCGGTTCGGGCCGGCGGCGCGGGCGATCATGGCATCACTCCAGCAGCGGGCACGACATGGCTGACGGTTTTTCCGACGATAAGCTGACGGTGGAGATCGACGCCGACACCAGCGCCTTCCGGCGCGAGATCGGCGAGGCGGAGCGGCTGGCGAAGGGGTTCGGGCGCTCGCTCGGCGACGCGCTGATCGGCGCGGCGGTGAAGGGGCGCGAGGCGGACGACGTGCTGCGCTCGCTGGCGTCGCGGCTGTCCTCGCTGGCGCTGGACATCGCGTTCAAGCCGCTCGAGCAGGGGCTCGCCGGCCTGCTGCAGGGCCTTGTGGGCGGCGGGCTGGGAAATATCGGCGGCGCGCTGGGCTTCGCCAGCGGCGGGGCGCTGGCCGGCGGGCGCGTGCTGCCTTTCGCGCAGGGCGGGGTGGTGGCGGCGCCGACCTATTTCCCGATGGCCGGCGGCAATCTCGGCCTGATGGGCGAGAGCGGGGCCGAGGCGATCCTGCCGCTGCAACGCGGCCCGGACGGCCGGCTCGGCGTCGCGGCGGGTGGCGGGCGGCGCGGCGTCAGCGTGACGGTGAACGTCGCCACGCCGGACCCGAGCGCCTTCCGCCGCTCCGACGCCTATCTGGCCGGGCTGGTGGCCCGCGCGGTGGCGCGCGGGGAAAGGAGCCTCTGAGCTACCTTTTCCCACCCTTCTTGTTGGCGGCCTGAGCCAGTGCTGAAGCGGCCACCGATACATGATGCGGAAGTCCCGGCATGGGCCGGGATGCCCTGTGAGCGATCGCCGGGGCGCCTTCGCCATGGCGCCCTTCCTCGCGCGCCTCGAGATTTCGATCCATCTCCCAGAATTGCGGGTGGCCGACATGCCGGGTTTTCACGAGACGCTGTTCCCGCTCGACATCGCGCTGGGCGCGGCGGGCGGGCCGGAGCGGGCGACGGAGATCGTCACCACGCTGACCGGCCGCGAGGAGCGCAACACGCGGCTCGCCCATTCGCGCCGGCGCTGGGACGCCGGCTATGGGGTGAAATCGCTGGCGCAGCTCTCAGGCGTGGTCGCCTTCTTCGAGGAGCGGCGCGGGCGGCTCCACGGCTTCCGCTGGCGCGACCGGCTGGACCATTCCTCCGCCGCGCCGGGCGCCGCGCCGACGCCGTTCGACCAGCCCATCGGCACGGGCGACGGCGCGCGCATGGTCTTCGCGCTGGCCAAGACCTATGGCGGGGCGCACGCGCCCTATGTGCGGCCCATCGCCAAGCCGGTGGCCGGCTCCGTGCGGGTTGCTGTCAATGGAGCCGAGCGCACGGCCGGCGCGCATTTCACGGCGGACCCGACCAGTGGCGCGGTGAGCTTCCTTGCCGGCCATGCGCCGCCCGCCGGGGCGAGCGTCACCGCCGGCTTCCTGTTCGACGTGCCGGTGCGCTTCGACACGGATTTTCTGGAGGTGAACCTCACGGCCTTCGAGGCGGGGGAGATCCCGCGCATCCCGATCCTGGAGATACGGATCTGAGGGGCGGAGCACCGTCATCCTGAGGTGCCGCCGCAGGCGGCCTCGAAGGATGGGACCGTGGCGTCGGGGCGAGCCTCCTTCGAGGCCCGGCCGCTGGCCGGGTACCTCAGGAAGGCACTGTGCCGGTCAGGACGGAGACCGGGCGGGGGCGGAAGGGTGACGCCTGCCGGGAAGGGCGGATCGAACCATGAGGAACTGCCGATGAGGGATATTCCCGCGCCGCTTGCCGCGTCTCTCGCCGGCGGGGTGACGACGCTGGCGCGCTGCTGGCGCATCACCCGCCGCGACGGGGCCGTGATCGGCCTGACCGAACATGACGAGGACCTGTTCGTCGATGGCACGGGCTTTCGCTCCGCCAGCGGCGCGGGCGGCAGCGAGGACGCGGCCGCGCTCGGCTTCGCGGTGGGCGGGGGCGAGATGTCGGCGGCGCTGACCTCCGAGCTGATCGACGAGGCCGATCTCGACGCCGGCCGCTATGACGGAGCGCGGATCGAGCTGATCCTCGCCGACTGGTCGGCCCCGGCGCATTTCCTGCTGTTGCGGCGGGCGAGCCTCGGCGAGGTGCGGCGCGAGGGCGGGAGCTTCACCGCCGAGCTGCGCGGACAGGCGAACCAGCTCAACGTGGTGCGCGGGCGGCTGTTCACCTCGGGCTGCGACGCCGATCTCGGCGATGTGCGCTGCAAGGTGGCGCTGGCCTCGCCCGCCTATGCCGGCGCCGGCACGGTGGCGGCGGTGGAGGGGCCGGGGCTGGTGGTGGCGGCCGGGCTGGAAGCCCATGCCGCCGGCTGGTTCACGCAGGGCCGGCTCGCCTTCACCTCCGGCGCCAATCAGGGCTTCGTCACCGAGGTGAAGACGCACGGCACGGCCGGCGGGGTGCGGCTGGAGCTGTGGCAGCGCCCGCCCGAGCCGATGGCGGCGGGCGACGCCTTCACCGTGAGTGCGGGCTGCGACAAGCGCTTCGAGACCTGCCGCGACCGCTTCGCCAACAGCCTGAATTTCCGCGGCTTCCCGCACATGCCGGGCAATGACGCGGTGCTGCGCATCGCCGTGCCGGGAGGGCAGTGACATGGGCCGTGACATGGGCGGGCGCGAGATGGGCGGGGGCGAGACGAGCGAGGGCGAGGCCTTGCGCGCGCGCATCGTCGCCGAGGCGCGCGGCTGGATCGGTACGCCCTATCTGCACCGTGCCTCGCTGAAGGGGCAGGGCGCGGATTGCCTGGGCCTGGTGCGCGGGGTGTGGCGGGCGGCGATCGGCCCGGAGCCGCAGCTGCTGCCGCCCTACGCGCCCGACTGGGCCGAGGCGACGAAGGCCGAACGGATGGCGCAGGCGGCAGGCCGGCACATGCGCGCGGTGGCGCCGGAAGACGCCGCGCCGGGCGACGTGCTGCTGTTCCGCTGGCGCGAGGGCTTTCCCGCCAAGCACGCGGCGGTGCTGGTGACGCGGGAGCGCATGGTGCATGCTCATGACGGGGCGGCGGTGGCGGAGGTGTTCCTCGCGCCCTGGTGGCGTCGGCGGCTGGCCTTTGCGTTCGCCTTTCCGGGGGCGTGAGGGCACGCCGGCATGCGCGGCCTCCGGCCGGGGAAGGCGTGGATGGCCGGGACAGGCCCGGCCATGACGGTGTTCATCCTCCTGCCGCCCTCCCGGACGGTCCGCAGGCGGGCGGAAGCGATGCTTTCCTTGATCTCTCGCCGGCGGGGACAGGTCGTCGCGCAGCGACGGGTGAGGGGAGGCGGCGGAAGCCCCTCACCCCAACCCTCTCCCGGCGGGGAGAGGGAGCCGGCGGCGTCTTGTCCGCCATTTGATCGGGAGCTTCCATGGCCACACTTGTTCTCGGCGCGCTGGGCGGAACCATCGGCGGGGCGCTGTTCGGGCCGCTCGGGGCGATGGCCGGGCGGGCGCTCGGCGCGCTCGGCGGGGCGGCCATCGATTCCATGGTGCTGACCCCCGGCCGACGCAGCGAGGGGCCGCGCCTGACCGAGTTCGTCACCATGACCTCGACCGAGGGGGCGGCCATGCCGCGCCTCTATGGCCGGGCGCGACTGTCGGGGCAGGTGATCTGGGCGGCGCCGGTGGAGGAGGTGGTCTCGACCCAGACGCAATCGGCCGGCGGCAAGGGCGGGGAGCTCGCCGGGGGCGTGACCACGACGACCTACCGCTATTTCGGCAGCTTCGCGGTGGGGCTGTGCGAGGGGCCGGTGACGCGTATCGGCCGCATCTGGGCGGACGGGCGGCTGCTCGACACCACGCGGCTCGCCGTGCGGCTGCACCGCGGCGGCGAGGACCAGCTGCCCGACCCGCTGATCGAGGCGCGCGCGCCGGGGGCGCCGGCCTATCGCGGGCTCGCCTATGTGGTGTTCGAGCGGCTGCCGCTGGTGGGCTTCGGCAACCGCCTGCCGCAGATCTCCATCGAGGTGGAGCGGGCCGTGGGGGCGCTGGAGAACCAGCTCCGGGCGGTGACGATGATCCCCGGCGCGACCGAGTTCGGCTACGAACCGCGCGAGGTGGTGCGGGGCGACCGGCCGGGCGTCTACCAGCCGGAGAGCCGGCATGTGACGACCCATCCCAGCGACTTCTCCGCCGCGCTGGACCAGCTGCTGGCGAGCTGCCCGAACCTGGAACGGGTGGCGCTGGTGGTCTCCTGGTTCGGCACCGACCTGCGAGCGGGGGCGTGCGAGGTCCGCCCCGGGGTCGAGCGGCGCCACAAGCCGACGCAGATCTTCGGCCTGAACAAGGAATGGAGCGTGGCGGGCGAGACGCGCGCCTCCGCCTATCTGGTCAGCCAGCACGACGGGCGGCCGGCCTATGGCGGCACGCCGGCCGACGACAGCATCGTCATGGCCATCACCGCGCTGAAGGCGCGCGGGATCAAGGTGACGCTCTATCCCTTCGTGATGATGGACATTCCCGCCGGCAACGCGCTGCCGGACCCGTGGAGCGGGGCGGGCGCGCAGCCGGCCTATCCCTGGCGCGGGCGCATCACCTGCCACCCCGCGCCCGGCCGGCCCGGCTCGCCCGACGGCACGGCGGCGGCGGGGGCGCAGGTGGCGGCGCTGTTCGGCGCCGCCGGCGCGGCGGACTACGCGGTGGCGGGGCAGCGCGTGGTCTATTCCGGGCCGGAGGAATGGACGCTGCGCCGCATGGTGCTGCACTACGCGACGCTGGCGGGGATCGCCGGCGGGGTGGAGGCGATCCTCATCGGCTCGGAGATGGCGGCGCTGACGCGCGTGCGCTCGGGCCCCGGCATCTATCCGGCGGCGGGCGCCTTCGCGGAGCTGGCGGCGGAAGTGAAGGCGATCGTCGGCGCGGGCACGCAGGTCGGCTATGCCGCCGACTGGACGGAATACGGCGCGCATGTGCGGGACGGGGGAGCGGAGGTGCGGTTTCCGCTCGACCCGCTCTGGGCCGCGCCGGGGCTCGATTTCATCGGCATCGACTGGTACCCGCCGCTCGCCGACTGGCGCGACGGCGACGCCCATCTCGACGCGGCGGCCCATGAGAGCGGCTACGACCGCGCCTATCTCGGCGGCAACCTCAACGCCGGCGAGGCGTTCGACTGGTACTACGCGGATGAGGCGGCCCGCGCCGCGCAGGCGCGCGTGGCCATTACGGATGGGGCCTATGGCGAGCCGTGGATCCACCGCCAGAAGGACGTCGCCTCGTGGTGGGGCAACGCCCATCACGAGCGCGTCGGCGGGGTGCGGCTCGCCTCGCCCACGGCCTGGGTGCCGGGCTCCAAGCCGATCCGCCTGACCGAGATCGGCTGCCCGGCGGTGGACAAGGGCGCCAACCGGCCGAGCGTGTTTCCCGACCCGAAATCCGCCGAGGGCGGCGTGCCGCCCTTCTCCAGCGGGCGGCGCGACGACCTGATCCAGCGCCGGCACCTCGAGGCGACGCTCGCCGGCTTCGCGGGCTCGCTCGCCGTCAACCCGCCGGCGCCGGGCCTGCCGGGCGGGCGGATGGTGGACCCGGCGTCGATCTATGCCTGGACCTGGGACGCGCGGCCCTTCCCGGTGTTCCCGCTCGCCCGCGACGTGTGGGCGGACGGGGCGAACTGGGAGAGCGGGCACTGGCTGACCGGCCGGCTCGGCACCGCCCCTCTGGCGGAGCTGACGGCGCGGCTGGCGGTGGATTTCGGCGTCGAGGGCCTGGATACCTCGGCGCTGCGCGGCGTCGTCGACGGCTATGTGATCGACCGGCCGATGACGGCGCGGGCGGCGCTGGAGCCGCTGGCGCGCGGCTTCGGCTTCGACCTCACGGAGCGCGGCGGCGCGCTGGCCCTGCGCCCGCGCGGCGGGCGGGTGCGGGCGGTGCTGACCGACGCGGAGATCGTGACCGGCGAGGGCGTACCGGCGCCGCAACTGGTGCGCGCGGCGGAAGGCGAGCTGCCGGCGAGCGCCACGCTGGGCTTCATCGACGGGGCGGCCGACTACCGCCGCGCCACCGCCGCCTCCCGCCGCCTTGCCGGTGGCGCGCGAGCGGAGACCGGGCTCGACATCGCCATGGTGGCCGATCCCGGCCTCGCGGCGGGGCTGGCGGAGATGTGGCTGCAGGACATGTGGGCGGGGCGGGATAGCGCCAGCTTCGCGCTGCCGCCCTCCTGCCTCGCGCTGGAGCCGGGCGACCTCGTGCGGCTCGACCGCGACGGGCGGGCGCGGCTCCTGGAGATCACCGCTATCGAGGATCGCGAGGCGCGGGCGGTGAGCGCACGCGGCATCGACCCTTCCGTGTTCGACCTCGCGGTGCGGGTGGGGCGGCCGGCGCAGATGGAGGTGCCGGCGAGCGCCGGGCCGCCGCAGGTGCAACTGCTGCAACTGGCGCTGCCGGGCGGCGAGGGCGGCGCGGTGCTGGCCTGGATGGGCGCCTTCGTCGCGCCCTGGCCGGGCGGCCTGAATGTGTGGCGGGCGGTGGACGGCGGCAGCTTCCAGCCGGTCGCCACCCTCGCGGCCCCGGCGGTGACGGGCGCGACGCTGGCCGACCTGGCGCCGGGCCGGCCCTGGTGCTGGAGCCGCGCGAGCCTCGACATCGAGCTCGACGGCGGGCTGGTCGCCGGGGCGAGCGAGGAGGCGGTACTGGGCGGGGCGAACGCGCTGGCGCTGATCGCCCCTTCCGGGGAGGCGGAGGTGATCCAGTTCACCGAGGCGGTGCTGACCGGCGAGCGCCGCTGGCGGCTGACCGGGCTGCTGCGCGGCCAGCTCGGCACCGAGGCGCGGGCCGGTGCCATCTGGCCGGCGGGCACGCGGCTGATGCGCGTCGACGCGAACCTCGTGCCGGTGGCGACCGGGCTCGACATGCTCGGGCGCGCCGTCGTCTACCGCATCGGCCGGGCCAATGCCGACCATGGCGACGCCGCCGTGAGCGAGCTTGCGGCGACGATCGGGCCGGCGGCGCGGCTTCCCTTTGCCCCGGCGCATGCGCGCGCCCGGCGCATCCCGGCCGGCATCGCGCTGGGCTGGACCCGCCGCACGCGGGCGGACGGCGATTCATGGGATCTGGTCGAGGTGCCGCTCGGTGAGGCGAGCGAGGCCTACCGCGTCGAGATCCTGAACGGCGCGACGGTGGTGCGCGCCTTCACCGTGAGCACCCCCGCGCTGACCTATGAGGCGGCGCAGGAGATCGCCGATTTCGGCGCGCCGCAAGGCTTCCTCGACGTGCGTATCGCCCAGCTCTCGGCCGCTGTCGGAGCGGGCGCGGCGCTGGAGGCGCGGCTGCGGCTTTGAGGCGTGCCCCCTTACCGTCATGCCCAGCCCGGCCGGGCATCCATGACTGGCTCGGCGGCCGAGCGGAAGGCGTGGATGGCCGGGTCGAGCCCGGCCATGACGGGGGCGAGGGTTCCTGCGGCCTTCGACACTCCTCTCATTCTGATCTCTCTCAACTCGCCTCCCTCGCAGGGGAGCGCGGCCGGAGTTCTTCATGTCCGAGACCACACCCCATCTCGCGCTGCCGCTGATGGCGGCGGCGCAGGCGCAGAAGCATGTGACGCACAATGAGGCGCTGCTGCTACTCGACGCGGCGGCGCAGCTCGGCGTGATCGATCGGCTGCGCACCGTGCCGCCCGCCGCGCCCCAGCCGGGCGACCGGCACATCGTGGCGCCGGGGGCGGGCGGCGAGTGGACCGGGCATGACAACGAGATCGCGCTGCATGACGGTGGCGGCTGGCGCTTCCTGATGCCGCGCGCGGGCTGGCGCGCCTATGTGGACAGCGACACGCGCGCGCTCCAGTTCGATGGAAGCGGCTGGCGCGACATACTGGTCGGCTCGGCCTCGGGAGGGCGAGCGACGCTGCGGGTGGTCGAGGAAGATCTCGCGCTGGCCGGGGCCTTCGTCGAGAGCAGCATCGCCATCCCGAACCGGGCGATCTGCCTCGCCGTGGCCAGCCGCACCCTGGAGACCGCGACCGGAGCGACGGCCTATGAGGTCGGCGTTGCCGAGGAGACATCCAAGTTCGGCGGGCTGCTGAGCATTGCCGCCGGCGCGACCAATATCGGCGTGATCGGGCCGCAGGCCTTCTATGCGGCGACGCCACTGCGTATCACCGCGCTCGGCGGAAGCTTCACGGGCGGCCGCGTGCGGCTCGTGCTGAGCTATTTCGTCTTCGGCATCTGACCGGCGGCCGGCTATTCGGCCGGGCCGGGCGTGCGGTAAGCGGCCGGAGGCGTCGTCATGCGGGCCGGCGTCGCGACGATGCGGCGCTGGGCGCTCTCCACCACCTCGGTGAGCTTTTCCAGCCGCTTGAGCCGGGCGATCTCGTTGTTGAGGCGGTCGATCTCGCGGCCGACCGCGTCGCAGATCGCATGGTAGCTCTCATGCGTCAGGCGATCGCGCATGAAGGCAACTTCATGCGGCCGGCCGGGGGTGGCGCCCTTCAGGACGAAGGGTGCCGTAGCGAGGAGGGCCTCGGCCTGAACATGGCCTGAGGTTTTACGCGCATCGTCGAAGATACTCCTCAGATCGTCGACGAGTTGATCCGACTTTCCCATACCGAGCAACGCCCCTTTGCTGGATGTTGCGCAAATCGTCCATGAAATTCCCGAAAATTGCAACGGACGAGCGGCAACGGCTGGCGCTAATAACGCGATTCGTCCCCAGCGGGTTCCGTTTTTTGCGCTGATCCCTTCCTCCATTACCGGAGAATACGATGACCGTGGCGAGCTTCGAGGGGGCGCTCCGGCGCGTCCTTGCGCATGAGGGCGGCTATGCCGACCACCCGGCCGATCCCGGCGGGGCGACGATGAAGGGCATTACCCAGCGCGTCTATGACGGCTGGCGCCGGCGGCAGGGGCTGCCGGCGCGGGCGGTCCGCCGCATCGCGGCCGGCGAGGTGGCGGCGATCTACCGCCGGCAATACTGGGACGCGGTGCGCGCCGACGACCTGCCGGCGGGGCTCGACTACTGCGTCTTCGACGGGGCGGTGCATTCCGGGCCGGCGCAGGCGGCGAAATGGCTTCAGCGCGGCCTCGGCGTCGTCGCCGACGGGCAGGTCGGCGAGGCGACGCTGGCGGCGCTCGCCGGGCGCGCGCCGGCGGCGCTGGTCGACGCGGTGTGCGACCGGCGCCTCGCCATGCTGCGCGGCCTGCGGACCTTTCCAACTTTCGGCGCCGGCTGGACGGCGCGCGTCGCCGAGGTGCGCGCGGCGGCCCGGAGCATGGCGCGCGGCGGCGCGGGGCCGGAGCCGGCCGTGCCCGTGCAGGGGCCGGCGGACGCCAAGGCCCGGCCCGCCGACACGCGGCTCTCGCGGACGCCGGAAGGGGCGGGCGGGCTGATCAGCGGCGGCGGCGCGCTGGGCGCGGTGATCGCCGAGCAGGCCGACCGGCTGGCGCCGCTCGCCGGCTTCGCCGAGACGCTGAAATGGCTGTTCGCGGCGCTGATGCTGGCCGGGGTGGCGCTGACGCTGGCCGGCGCGCTGCGGCGCGTGCGGGCGGGCGAGGCGGCGCCGTGACGGCGCTGCTGGGCCTGCTCGCCAGCCCGCTCGGGCGGGCGGCCGTGCTGCTCTTCGCCGTGCTGGCGGCGATGGCCGGGAGCTATCTCAAAGGACAGGCGGCGGGCGGCGCGGCCTGCCGGGCGGAAGGGGAACGCGATGTTCTGGAAACCATCGAGCGGGCGGCGCGCGCGCGTACTGATGCTGACCGGCGCCATGCTGACGAGCGCCGGCTGCGCGACGACGACGCCTTCCGCCGCGACTAGGGGCGCGTGCGGCGCCTTCCGGCCGATCTCATGGGCGCGCGCCGACACCGGTCCGACCATCCGGCAGGTGAAGGCGCACAACGCGGTGGGGCGCGAGCTGTGCGGGTGGCGGGGAGCGCCGGCGGCCTCCTGACCTGACAGCGGCGCCGTTGGGTGGCATTCTCCCCGCGCCGCGCCCGCTTCGCGCGGCGATGCGTCGAGGAACTGCCGTGCGCCTGCTCGTTGTCGAGGACGATCCCGATCTCAACCGCCAGATGTATGAGGCGCTGAACGACGCCGGATACGCCGTCGACCGCGCCTATGACGGGGAAGAGGGCCACTATCTCGGCGAGACCGAGCCCTATGACGCGGTGGTGCTCGACATCGGCCTGCCGAAGATGGACGGGCTCTCGGTGCTGGAAGCCTGGCGCCGCGAGGGGCGCAAGATGCCGGTGCTGATCCTCACCGCGCGCGACCGCTGGAGCGACAAGGTGCAGGGCTTCGACGCCGGCGCCGACGACTATGTCGCCAAGCCCTTCCACATGGAGGAGGTGCTGGCGCGCATCCGCGCCCTGCTGCGCCGCTCCGCCGGCCACGCGGCGAGCGAACTGACCTGCGGGCCGGTGATGCTCGACACCCGCTCGGGCCGGGTGACGGTGGACGGGCGGCAGGTGAAGCTGACCTCCCACGAGCACCGCCTGCTCGCCTATCTGATGCACCATACCGGGCGCGTGGTCTCGCGCGGGGAACTGGTCGAGCATCTCTACGACCAGGATTTCGACCGCGATTCCAACACCATCGAGGTGTTCGTCGGGCGGCTGCGCAAGAAGCTCGACGTCGACGTGATCCAGACCGTGCGCGGGCTCGGCTATCTCCTGGCGGCGCCCGAGAGCCCACGCCAGGAGGCGCCGTCAAAGGGAACGCCCGGCTGA